CCCTTTTGGAGCTTTTGTTAATGGCTTTTAACAGCAGGAAGCGGCTTTTCGCCGATGCTGTTTTGGCCGGAAAGTCCAATAAGGACGCGGCTATCGCAGCAGGCTACAGCGCGGCGACCGCCTCGGCTGCCGGATCGCGACTTGTTAAAGACAAGGATGTAGTCGCGTACCTCGCCGAGCGAAGCAAAAAGGGTGCGCCGCGCGCCAAACCGCAGCTGACCGAAGCCGACAAGGCGATGACGGCCGCAGCGGTAGCGGCTGGCTTCGATCTGAACACGATCCTGACGTTCTCAGATCCGAAGGCGTTCCTGCTCGCCGCGATGAACGACCAGAATACCGAGCCGAAGCTCCGGATCGACGCGGCGAAGACGCTCATGCCGTTCGTGCACGCCAAGGTCGGCGAAGCAGGCAAAAAAGATGCGAAGGCGGATGCAGCAAAGAAGGCCGGCGCAGGCAAGTTCGCGGCGACGGCTCCCCCGAAGCTGGTGGTGAACAACCGGACGTGATCGATGGAATGGAAGACAAGCTGCCTCGACTGGGCCGACCGGCTCAAACGCGGCGAGTCGATTATTCCGCCGCCCATCTTTCCTGAGCAGGCCGAGCATGCGCTTGCGATCTTCAAGCAACTGAAGATCGTCGATGCGCCAGGCAGCCCGACGTTCGGCGAGTCGTGCGCGCAATGGGTGTTCGATCTGGTGGCATCGATCTTCGGTGCATATGACCCGGACAGCGGCCGGCGGCTGATCACCGAGTGGTTCATCTGCCTGCCGAAAAAGAACTCGAAATCGACGATCGCGGCCGGGATCATGATGACTGCGGTCATCCTCAACTGGCGGCAGTCCGCTGAGTTTGCGATTCTGGCGCCGACGATCGAGGTTGCGCAAAACAGCTTCAGTCCGAGTCGGGACATGGTGAAGCACGACGAAGACCTCGACGAGCTGCTGCAGGTCCAGACGCACATCAAGACGATCACGCACCGGAACAGCGGCGCGACGCTGAAAGTGGTCGCGGCCGATTCGAATACTGTCGGCGGCAAGAAGAGTGTCGGGACGCTAGTCGATGAATTGTGGCTGTTCGGCAAGCAGGCGAACGCCGAGAACATGCTGCGCGAGGCGATCGGGGGTTTGGCATCGCGGCCTGAAGGCTTCGTGATCTACCTGACCACCCAGTCTGACGATCCGCCGGCGGGCGTGTTCCGCCAGAAGCTGCAGTACGCGCGCGATGTGCGTGACGGAAAAATCGAAGACAGTCGTTTCGTGCCGGTGATCTTCGAGCACCCGCCAGAAATGGTCGCGTCAAAAGAGCATCTCAAGGTCGAAAACCTTGGGATGGTCAATCCGAATCTCGGCTATTCGGTTGATCAGGAGTTCCTCGAGCGCGAGTTCAGGAAGGCGCAGCAGGGCGGCGAAGAGTCGTTCCGCGGCTTCCTCGCGAAGCACGGAAATGTCGAAATCGGCATGAATTTGCGTGCGGATCGGTGGGCGGGCGCGGAGTTCTGGGAGGCGGCAGCACTGGTGCCCGGCCTGACGCTGGATGACCTCATTGAGCGATCTGAGGTGATCGATGTCGGCATTGACGGCGGTGGCCTGGATGACTTGCTCGGGCTTGCGGTCGTCGGTCGCGAGAAAGTGACGCGGCGCTGGCTGCTCTGGACGCATGCTTGGGCGCATCCGTCTGTGTTCGAGCGTCGCAAAGAGGTTGCGCCAATGCTGCGCGACTTCGAGAAAGAGGGTGATCTTACCGTCGTCGAGCAAATCGGCGACGACGTGCGCGACGTCGCGGACATCGTATCGCTCGTTCATGCGGCAGGCCTGCTCGATAAGGTTGGCGCGGACCCCGCCGGCATCGGTGGCGTGCTCGACGCACTTGTTGAGGCCAATGTGCCGGAAGACAAAGTGGTCGGCATCTCGCAGGGCTGGAAGATGACCGGCGCAATCAAGACGGGCGAGCGGAAGTTAGCCGAAGGCGTGCTGGTGCACGGCGGCCAGAGATTGATGGCGTGGTGCGTCGGTAATGCCCGCGTCGTGCCTGTCGGCAATGCCGTGAATATCACGAAACAGGCGAGCGGCACGGCAAAAATTGACCCGCTCATGGCGGCGTTCGATGCCATCACGTTGATGAGCCTGAACCCGCAGGGCGGCCTGATTATCGGCGACGACTACGAACTCATGACGGTATGAACGCACACATTTTCAACATCTGCCTGCTGATCGGCTGGCTTCTGGCGCTTGCTGGCGGGTTACTACTCAACCTCGGCGCCGGGCTGATCTTCGCGGGGCTGCTGTTGCTCGTGATCGTGCTAGTCGTCACGCGAATGGTCGGTATTTATGTGCCAAATCGAGAAGAAAAGGACGCTGACTGATGTTCATTTCGCGCATCAAGGCAGATGGCGGCGACCGGTCCCCATATGGGAACTTCTGGTTTGAACCCGTCACGACGCGCACCGCGTCCGGTATGCGCGTTTCGCCTGATCGCGCGTTGCAGTTACCGGTCGTGTTCGCGTGTGTACGCGTGCTCGCCGAGTCGTTTAGCGTGCTGCCGATGCGTCTTTACGACGTCGGCGGTTACAAAAAAACGCCGATTCGCAAGCACTGGCTGCTCGATCTGCTTTGCCGTCGTCCGAACCAGTATCAGACGCCGTTCGAGTGGCGCGAGATGATGCAAGGGCACCTCGCCATGCGAGGCAACGCCTTCAATCAGATCGTCACGGACCGGCGCGGCAATATCACCGACCTGATCCCATTGCATCCGGATCGCATCAAGATCGATCTGCTCGACGGCGGCGGTGACTTTGATTACCGGTACCGTTACACCGACCGGTTCGGCTCGGTCCGCGTGTTCACGCGCGGCGAACTGTGGCACATCCGCGGACTCTCCAGCGATGGCATCGTCGGCTTGAATCCGATCGAGATCGCGCGGGAAGCAGTCGGCCTCGGATTGTCGGCGCAGGAGTACGGCGCGCGGTTCTTCCAGAACGACGCGAAGCCGGGCGGCGGCTGGATTGAATTTCCGGGCAACTTCAAGGATAAGTCCGCGCGCGACACGTTCCGCGAGTCATTCCAGGCGGCGCAAACGGGCCTGAATCGCGGCAAGATCGCCGTGCTCGAATACGGCATGAAGTTCCACGAGCTGGGCCTGACGAACAAAGACAGCCAGTTCCTCGAAGCGCGGCAGTATCAAGTCGGCGACATCGCCCGCATGTTCCGGATACCGCCGCACCTGGTGGGCGACCTGAGCAAGGCAACGTTCTCCAACATCGAACAGCAATCGCTCGATTTCGTCATCTACACGATGACGCCGTGGGCTGAGCGCTGGGAATCGTCGATCGAGTCGAATCTATTGCTCGAGCAGGATCGAAACATCGAAGTCGAATTCGACTTTGCCGGTCTGCTGCGCGGCGACCAGCAGGCGCGATCGATGTACTACCACAACGGCATCCTCGATGGTTGGCTGACACGCAATCAGGCTCGCGAGAGCGAGAACATGGAGCCGATGGATGGCCTCGACGAACCGTTGATGCCGCTGAACATGATTCCGGTCAGCGACGCAAAGGCGCTGCAGGCGCAGCAGCAAAACCAGCCGCCGGCGCAGGGAGCGCAGGAGCCGAAAGACCCATCCAGTACGGGCGAACAATGAGAAACGAACGATTCATCACGTGGTGTCTCGCTACGCCGTGGGCGCTTATGCCCGAGCGCATGGCCGCTTATGCGGCAGTGCTGGCGCGGCGCGAGAGCGGGATTCATGCCGACATCGAAGACGAGTCGGCGCAAGGCGTATCGGCCGGCCCGCGCAGTCGCGGCAACGTGCGATCGGGCGCGATCGCTGTGATTCCGGTGCATGGCGCCATCGTTCAGCGCGCGAGTCAGATCAATATCTGCGACGGCGGGACCAGCACGCAGCAGATCAGTGCGGCCCTGGCCGATGCTTCGGCTGACGACACCGTTTCGCAAATCCTGCTCGACATCGACAGCCCCGGCGGTTCCGTCTACGGCGTGCAAGAGCTCGCGGCAGAGATTCAGCAGGCGAAGAAGCCAGTCATCGCCGTGGCGAACAGCCTTGCTGCGAGCGCGGCTTACTGGATCGGCTGCGCCGCAACC